ACCGTTGTGGCCCGGCTTCTGGCCGTTAGAGCAACTTGAATCTCTCAGGGCGGAACTGCCGGTCCCGAAATGGAGTGCCCAGTATCAGCAAGACCCGACTTCGGAAGAAGGCGCGATCATCAAACGTGAATGGTGGAAAGAATGGAAAGAGAAGAAACCACCACGTTGTGATTTCGTGATACAGTCATGGGACACGGCGTTTCTTGCGAAAGAGACTGCCGACTACAGTGCTTGCACGACTTGGGGGGTATTCCATACCGAAGACCATGAGGTCAAGATTGTTCTTCTTGATGCGCTCCAAGAACGTCTGGAATTTCCCGACCTGAAAATTCGTGCTTATGAGATGTACAAGGAATACAAGCCCGACGCTTTTATCGTGGAAGCGAAAGCGGCGGGTAGTCCACTGATCTTTGAGCTTCGCAGGATAGGGATTCCCGTTGCCGAATACACGCCGGGCAGGGGCAAGGATAAAGTTGCCAGGGTAAACGCGGTATCAGACCTCTTTTTCAGTGGGCACGTTTACGCTCCGAAAACCCGTTGGGCCGAAGAAGTGATAGAACAATTTGCATCTTTCCCGTTTGGCGATCATGATGATCTGGTAGATTCCTCGACACAAGCGTTGATCAGGTTCAGGCAGGGCGGTTTCATAAGTCTGGACAGCGACGATCCATGGAATGATCTTCTGCCTACTCGCAAGGCAGATTATTACTAATAACCGGGCACAACACTGATGGTAGCTATTTCCGATTCTACCGGGTTCGTGGATAGTGTCGTCACGCTTGCAGAACGTCTGTCGGAGATTGGCGTCGATGACGCGGTGATCATGGACGGCTATAATGATTGCGTTATTGGTGTGCTGGAGCGGTATGGCATGGAACCCATCGTGCTATACGACAAGGCGAAGGTCATCGACAAGCTGATCGAAGACGGTTGTGATGATCACGAGGGGGCAAACGAATTTTACGAGTTCAATCAGCTAGGTGCGTGGGTTGGTGACAAGACGCCGGGATTCCTGATTCGGTTGCCTGATGTGATCTAAGGTTAAAACATGGAACCTAATGGCATTTTAGGTTTGATAGAGTCATATGGCTTACCACTCGTTTTGTTGTTGGGAGCCATATACGCTTTGTACAGGTTTCTGGTGTTCTCTCTCTACGAGGTCAAGAATGAGTTTGGCAGACGCCACGAAGAGAACGCGAAGGCGGTGTCGGAACTCAAAGTCTCCGTGGGTGAAATGCGTGCAGATATTAAGCTGCTAGTCGAGTTCGTTAGGGACAAGCGATAAAACAGAGTGATTAAATGGCGATAGACAAACCCCTTGGTGGGTTACTTGACCAAGACGATTTCGAGATGGGTCCAGAAGGGCTTACCGTGGCGGAAGAGGAGATGCCTATTGGCGACTCTCTTGTCACCGAACTGGAAGATGGCGGCGTTGAAATCGATTTCGATCCCATGGCAGATCTTATGGGTGCCGGGACCGAAGAGTTTGATTCCAATCTCGCTGAGTATGTCGATGACAAAGAGCTTCGCACATTGGCAAACGATTGCATATCAATGTTTGATTCCGATAAGAGCAGTCGTTCTTCTTGGGAGTCCACCTACAAAGAGGGCCTTGATCAGCTAGGCTTGGAAATTGAGGATCGTACCACCCCGTGGGCTGGAGCTTGCGGTGTGTTCCATCCGATGCTCTCCGAATCCGTCGTGCGATTCCAGGCACAGACGATCCAAGAAATCATGCCAGCGAAGGGTCCGGTTAAAACACAGATTTGGGGTGTTCTAACCGATGACCGCGAGAAGCAAGCGCAGCGTGTTCAAGATTACATGAACTATCAGCTTATCGAAGTGATGACCGAATATCGGTCTGAAACCGAAAAGCTGCTGTTCAGTCTGCCGCTTGCCGGGTCAGCGTTCCGCAAAATCTATTTTGATCCTTCGTTGGGCAGGCCGACTTCGATGTTTGTTCCGGCAGAAGATTTCGTCGTGTCGTACAACGAATCCGAACTAGAGCAAGCAGAGCGTTATACCCATGTCATGAACCGAAGCACGAATCAGGTGAGAAAGCTTCAGGTAAGTGGGTTCTATCGTGATGTTGAATTGACGACATCGTATATCGAAGAAAATCCAATCACAAGCAAATTCAATGAGATCGGTGGCGTTAGCCCTTCATGGGATAACAACGAACGGCATCAGCTTCTTGAGATGCATTGTGACATAGACGTACCGGGGTTTGAAGATCCCGATGGAGTGGCATTGCCTTATGTCATCACCATCGACAAGAGCAGTTCCACGATTCTATCGATTTACAGGAACTGGGCGGAAGAAGATCCACACAGGATCAAGAAACAACATTTCGTTCATTACGGATACGTTCCCGGCATTGGATTCTATAATCTTGGCTTGATCCACATGATCGGTGGACTCGCGAAATCAGCGACGAGCTTGCTGCGTCAACTCGTTGATGCGGGCACCTTGTCCAATTTACCTGGGGGATTGAAGACTCGTGGACTCAGGATCAAGGGTGACGACACACCAATCATGCCCGGAGAATTCAGGGACGTTGATGTCCCTGGTGGCGTTATCAGGGACAACATCACCTTCCTTCCTTACAAAGAACCTTCTTCGGTCCTTTATCAGCTATTGGGCAACATCGTGGAGGAAGGCAGACGCTTTGCGTCGATGGCTGATCTCAAGGTAGCGGACATGAATCAGGAGGCACCTGTCGGTACGACACTTGCCATCCTTGAAAGAGCAATGAAAGTGCAGTCTGCTATCCAGGCTCGTATCCATGCGAGCCTCAAACAGGAATATAAAATCCTCGTTGGGATTATCCGCGACTATACGTCACCGGATTATCCTTATGAAACCGAAGAAGGAGAGGGGATCAAGGTTCAAGATTTCGATGACCGCATCGATGTTGTCCCCGTTTCGGACCCCAACGCAGCGACGATGGCTCAACGAATCATGCAATACCAAGCGGCCATGCAGTTGGCACAACAATCGCCCGGTTTGTATGACATGCCTCTTCTCCATCGTGAGATGATGGATTTGATTGGCATCCCGAATGCGGACAAGATTGTTCCGAAACCTGACGAAGCCCATCCCACGGACCCGGTCAGCGAGAACGAAGACATTCTCACGCTGAAGCCTGTCAAAGCGTTTGAGTACCAAGACCATGAAGCACACATGAGAGTGCATATGGTGCTCAAGAATGATCCGCAGATTAAAGAACAGATGAAGAACAACCAAATGGGCGGTGCGATTAATTCTGCTCTAGATGCCCATATCCGCGAACATTTGGCATTCATTTTCCGCGATCAAATCGAAGAAGAGCTTGGTGTTCCGCTTCCCCCGGCGAACCAGCCGTTGCCGAACGATGTCGAGAAGCGGCTTAGTACGTTGGTTGCTGACGCTGCTGACCAGATGCTGGGCAAGAAGAAAGCCAAGGCGAAAGCGGAGAAAGACGCGCAGACGCAAAAAGATCCTATCGTGCAGCAGCGTGAAAAAGAATTGGATATCAGAAAGCAGGATGTCCAGCGTCGAGCGCAAGCGGATCAAGCCAAATCGCAGTTGGAACAACAGAAGCTTGCGGTCACACAGCAATCGGGTCAGGAGAAGAATCAGATTGAGCGCGAGAAGATCGCCTCCAAAGAACGCTCCGATGCCGCTGCTCTGGAACAAGAGCGCCAGGAAATGTTACTCAAGTCTCAGATTGATCAGGAACAGTTCGACGCCGAACAAGAGGCTGAGGGCGCTAAGGCTGGATTGGAACAAGAAAAGTTCAGGGCCAAACAGGAAGCTGAATCTGTGAGACTCAGATTGGAACAGGAAAGGTTTGACGCCGAACAGGAGATTGAAGGCGTGAAGTTTGGCATGCAGCTTTCGGAGAAAAAGAAGGATGAGTGACAGCGATGACGTTCTTTCGTTGCTTAAAAAGAAATTGAGGGATCAGATGAACGAGATAGCCGATTCGGTTTCGATTGGTTCGGCACAAAACATTGAAGAGTATCGTAAGATGTGCGGGATCATCGAAGGATTGGCGCGGGCTGAACGGGAGATTTTGGATATAGAGGATCGACTTAGAGAGTTTTAGTCTTATTCACGTTAGTACCATACTGTATAGATTTGATACATGGTGGTTATACTGGTAAATCGCCCTATAGGCGCAAAAAAACGAGAGGTCCAAGTGGCTACACTCGCAGCAGAAGTTGTTGAAGAAAAAGATCCACGTTATGCATCGCAATTACCGGAGCCAAAGGGCTACAAACTTCTAATTGCACTCCCAGAAATAGAAGAAGTCACCGAAGGTGGCATCGTCAAGTCGATTGAGTCCCAACATCAGGAGTCCATTGCCACTGTTGTGGGGTGGGTCATGTCCATGGGACCAGACGCTTACGTCAATTACGGCAGATTTCCCAATGGGCCGTACTGTCAGGTGGGTGACTGGGTAGTTTTCCGGGCATTTAGTGGGACTAGACTAAAAATCCACGGTAAGGAGTTCCGCTTAATCAACGATGACACCGTAGAAGCGGTCGTAGAAGACCCTAGAGGTGTGGAGAGAGCCTAAAATGACTGATGAAATCGGAAGAATGAGCGAAGAAGACAAGTTTTTGGGCGTCAGAACCACGATTGAGCCTCCTACGGATGCAGATAAGGGTGCTGATGACGATGAGGTCAAGGTTGAGGTTGTGGATGACCGCCCAGCAGAGGACCAAAGGGCTTCTTCGGAGGCAGGGACAGACGATGATGGCTCTGCATCGGACGAAGAGCTTGCACAATTGGGAAATCGCGCCCAAAAACGCATAAAAAAGCTGAAATGGGAGTACCACGAAGAGCGTAGGGCCAAAGAAGCATCAGATCGCCTTGCAAATGAGGCTGTCAACTACACACAGAACCTTCAGGTTGAAAACCAGCGGCTTTTGAAGCTTATTCAGGACTCTCAAGACGCTTTGACGGCGCAAAGTAAGGATCGGGCAGACGCTTCACTCACAATTGCCCAAGAAAACTTCAAAAGAGCGCATGAATCGGGCGATAGCGCACAAATCACCGCTGCACAGCAGCATTTGACCAATGCACAGCTTGCCCAAGCCTATGCTCCTGCGGTTTCGCAGAAAATTATCGACAATTGGAAGCAACAGGTGATGGCGGAGGACCAACAGATTGCGAGTCAGCAACAACAGCACATTCCAGAGCCGATTCAGCCAGATGCGAAGGCGATGGAGTGGCAAGATCGTAATTCTTGGTTTGGCACTGATAAGGAAATGACCAGCTTTGCTTATGGTGTACACGAGAGGTTGGTTGGAGACGAAGGTATTGACCCAGAGTCTGAACAATATTATGAATTGATTGATTCTCGTATGAAAGAAGTCTTTCCTACGCAATTCGGTGATAACGGCCAGCGCACCAGTTCTACGATGGTTGTTGACACTGCACCGCCTCAAAGAAAATCCGTGGTAGCGTCTGCTTCTAGAAATAGCGGAGCCACGCCACGCACCGTCAGGTTGACGGAGACCCAAGTAAAACTCGCGAAACGCTTGGGACTTACTCCTCAGCAATATGCTGCCCAGGTAATGAAGGAGATGGTCTAATGGCTAAAGAACGCGCCCCACGGAAACCAAGGGAACTCGAAAATCGTGAAAAGGAAATTCGGGAACAGCCTTGGGAACCCGCTTCCATACTTCCAGACCCAGAACCGCAGGACGGATGGGTGTTCAGATGGATACGAACTTCTATGGTAGGCAGTCCAGACAACACGAATGTGTCAAAGCGTTTTCGTGAAGGATGGGAGCCTGTCAAATCCGAAGATCATCCAGAACTTCAGATTATGAGCGATCATAAGTCGGAATGGGGAGAGAAGGGTGGTATTGAGGTTGGTGGATTATTGCTCTGCAAAGCACCAGATGAGTTGGTGGAACAAAGGCGTGCCTATTACAGGAATCACGCCGAATCGCAGATGCAAGCAGTTGATAACAATTACATGCGTGAGAGCGATCCACGGATGCCTGTTCTCGCGCCTGATCGTAAAACTCGTGTAGCGTTTGGTAAGGGAACTCGCTGAATGCTGCTCGACTGACATTCAGAGGTATATATGGCTACTACAGCAGCCCCATATGGGGCCAGACCCATTGGCACTCTTAGTGCTTCGGGTTCGTTCACCAGCAAGACTAGAAATCTGCCGATTATCACGACCTACGGCACACAGATTTCTAATGGTGATTTCGTGAAGGTTGCGGCTGATGGTACTATCGCGAAGGATACTGGTACTACCGCTCTGACCGCAGTTGGAATCTTTTTGGGTTGCTCTTATACGGACCCGACTACTAGCCAGAAGACGTTTTCAAATTATTGGCCTGCATCCAATGCAGCCACTGATGCGATGGCGTATGTGCTTGACGATCCTTTCGTCGTTTTCCAGATGCAATCCGACGAAGCGTTGAACACCACGGATCGTGGACTCAATGCATCCGTTGTTGTGACTGCTGGTAATACCACTTTCGGTAAGTCCAAGAACGCACTTGATGGTAGCACTCCAGCAACAACGAACACGCTGCCCCTTCGCATTATCGATTTCGTTGACGGGCCTAGCAGCCTGCCCCCGAAGGGGACGACGGCGAGTGATACTTATCCAGATGTTATCGTGAAGTTCAACGCTGCGTCTAGCGGGTCAGCTTCTAATCATTCCTATTTGAACGCCACAGGCGTATAGGAGACTGACCAATGGCTATTTCACGCGCACAACTTCTAAAAGAACTACTTCCGGGCTTGAACGCGCTCTTCGGAATGGAGTATGCACGTTATGATGACGAGCATACCGAAATCTACGAGACGGAAAGCTCAGATCGTTCCTTTGAAGAAGAAGTGAAGCTTTCGGGCTTCGACGCTGCACCCGTGAAGGATGAGGGTGACGCGATTTCGTATGACGCCGCACAGGAGAGCTTCACTGCTCGTTACAATCACGAGACTATCGCCATGGGCTTTGCCATCACGGAAGAGGCTATGGAAGACAATCTCTATGATTCCTTGTCGGCTCGTTACACCAAGTCCTTGGCTCGCGCCATGGCTCACACCAAGCAGGTTAAAGCTGTTGTTCCATTGAACAATGGGTTTACCAACGCTTATCAGA